ATGAAGCTACTTTTGTTGTGGCCCGTAAGAGATGGAACTCGACGATTGGCCGGGTTGATAACAACATCAACAGCGAAAGACCCAGAGAAGGCGACCTGATTTATCTTCCGTTGTCTAACTCTATGTTTCAGATAACTCATGTAGAACATGAGATGCCTTTCTATCAGCTATCGAATCTACCCGTGTTTAAGTGCAGGGCACATCTGTTTGATTACAACGATGAAGACTTTGATACAGGAGTCGAAGCAATCGACGATATTGAAGAACAAGGTGCGTATCAGTATATTCTCACTTTGGATTCAGATAGCATTTACATTGCTGCTGGACAAACAGTTTCACAAGGACTTACGAGTGGTGTAACCGTTAGCGGCGAGGTAATTAAATACTCAGACAGTGATAGTTTACTATATGTTGGGCACGTCGGTGCTGACGATGGATTATTCCACAACTTTGTCACAACCGACTCAGCATCCAACAAGCTTCTAATTAGCGGTAGAACTAACCTTGCTATTGGTGACTCGTCTCTTAATGTGCTTGCTGTTACACAAACAAACACTATATCACAAAATGAACAGAACACGGACTTTGGAACATTTGGTGATGACTTCTTAGACTTTAGTGAGTGAAATCCATTCGGTGATCCATCGGGGAATGACTAATGAGTGACGACTTTTTTGATTTTGGGTTTACAGCAGTCGACGAGAACGAACTCGAAGCTATTCAAAAGGCTGCAGCGCAGACAGAAACTGTTGCTGCAGAGAAAATGAATACTCAAGAAAAGATAGATAAATTATACAATGCCATTGTACCTTTGTTAAATAACTTAAAGAAAAACCCAGAAAAGGAATATATCCTCTGGCCGGATCGGTTAAATAAAGTAGAACAGTTTGAAACTCACTTGCAGAAGATATATAACAGCTAATGTTTGGAACACACTTTTATCACGAGAAAACTAGAAAGGCGGTTGCCATATTTGGCAAGCTGTTTAATAACATTTATGTTGTTCGTAAGAATCGTGATACCGGTGCCAGCGTATCTCAGGTAAGAGTTCCACTTGCGTACGCACCAAAAGCAAAATACTTAGATCGTATTCGTGAAAACCCAGATCTCGATACTAACACCAAGGTAGCTATTAAGCTTCCACGTATGTCGTTTGAAATTACTTCAATCGCTTATGATAACCAAAGACAGTTATCAAAGACAAATAATTTCACTAAGTTTGGTACTACAGCTAATAATAGAAATAAATTTTTTACTGGTGTACCTTATGTAATTTCTTTTCAATTAAACGTATACACAAAAACTCAAGATGACGCCTTACAGATTGTAGAGCAAATCTTACCAACGTTTAATCCACAGTATTCTGTTACGTTGAAACCATTCTCTGATTATCCAGACGTTCTTGAAGATATTCCTATTGCAATCACTAGCGTGAGTTTTCAAGACGATTTTGAAGGAGAACTAGGCGCACGTAGAACTATCATATATACTATGGACTTTGAAATGAGAGTAAGATTCTACGGAGCTATCAGCCAGTCCGCGGTAGTTCGTGACGCTAGAGCGAAAATTTTTGATATTGGAGCTGGATTAGCTGATTCAGATCTTAGATTGAATACGATACAAGTAGTACCTAACCCAACGTCCTTGAACATACTTGGAGATTCCGATTTTGGATTCACTCGTGTAGATTATGACGGAGACAGTGATGCACCATGATAGTAATCACGACAACGATTACAATTATTCAAGAGAAACTTTATATGAATTAATTGAAAAAGGTAAAGATGCTTTAGACAATATGATCGATGTTGCTCGAGAATCCGAGCATCCAAGAGCATACGAAGTCTTGGCAGGTTTACTTAAAAATGTTTCAGATGTCAACGATAAGTTGATGGAACTGAATAAGAAACAGAAAGCTCTTGAACAACAGAATGCAACGAAGCAAGTAGAAAATCAGCAAAATAATTTTTATATCGGATCAAGCGCCGATATTCAACGATTGCTTCAAGGCGATATAGTAGATGCAACAGCAACCGAGCGTACCGACATATCTGGGGAACATAAATCTTAAAAGAGCTGACGCTCAAGAGGAATGGACTTCAGAAAAACTACAAGAATACAAGAGGTGTATGGATGATCCCATATACTTCGCCAAAACGTATATCAAAGTCGTATCACTTGATAAGGGTTTAGTTCCATTCGATCTTTATCCTTATCAAAGAGAAATGTTTAGGAATTTCAATGAGCATCGGTTTAACGTTGTATTGGCTTGCCGGCAAAGCGGAAAATCGGTTTCCGCATGTGCCTACCTGCTCTGGTACGCGCTGTTTTCTCCGGAAAAAACTGTTGCGATTCTTGCTAATAAAGGAGCAACTGCCAGAGAAATGCTCGGCAGGATCACGCTTATGCTTGAGAACCTACCGTTCTTTCTACAAGCCGGAGCTAAGTCCGTTAACAAAGGTAGCCTTGAGTTTGGCAACAATTCTAGAATTATTACTTCTGCAACCACTGGTTCTTCTATCCGTGGTCTTAGTATCAATCTGCTTTATCTAGACGAATTTGCGTTCGTAGAAAAAGCTACCGACTTCTACACATCCACTTATCCCGTTGTATCTTCTGGTAAAGACACCAAAGTCATTGTTACCTCTACCGCGAATGGTATCGGTAATATGTTCTATAAGATATGGGAAGGCGCTGAACAAAGAGTCAACGAGTATCATTCTTTCCGAGTCGACTGGTGGGACGTTCCCGGTCGTGATGAGAAGTGGAAAGAAGAAACAATAAACAATACATCTAAGCTTCAGTTCGACCAAGAGTTCGGCAACACATTCTTTGGTACCGGTGATACGTTGATTGGTGCTGAAGCTTTAATGGAACTAAGAGCCGCTAACCCATTAACATATATCGAGAATGGTGATGGCTTTGTTTATAAACATCCCGAGAAAGGTCATGATTATATTATGACCGTAGACGTTGGGAAGGGAAGAGGACAGGATTACTCTACTTTTACTTTAATCGATATTAGCGTCACGCCTTTTGAGCAAGTGGCTGTATACCGGAACAACACTATCTCTCCATTGCTCTTCCCTACAATTATATATAAGTACGCAAATGTCTACAACAAAGCTTACGTGGTAATTGAGTCAAACGATCAGGGTTCCGTGGTATGTAACGGGATATATTACGATCTAGAATATGAAAACGTGCACATGGAAAACTCGATCAAGGCTGACGCGATCGGTATTACCATGACTCGTAAAGTAAAACGACTAGGATGTTCTGGCTTAAAAGATTGTTTAGAGAATAACAAATTAACAATCGTGGATGAAAACACGATATTAGAAATCTCAACGTTTGTAGCACGAGGTAACTCGTTCGAGGCTTCAACAGGTAATCACGACGATTTAGTTATGAATCTAGTTTTGTTTGGATATTTTGTTCAAACACAAATGTTTAATGATATGACAGATATTAACCTCAAGGAGATGTTATTTCAAGAAAGAATGAAACAAATTGAAGATGATGTAGTACCTTTTGGATTCGTAGATGACGGTTCAGAATTTATCAAAAAGATCGAGGACGACGGCAAACCAGACTGGTACGTTGAGTTCGATCATTGATGAAATTTCATTTTATATAAATAACTGGGTAATTGAAATAACCGTATCATGAACCATATAAATAGATCCCAAGAGGTAAACTAATGGCACTTTTTACACCTTCAGAAAGTCCTGCAGTAGTAGTCAAAGAAGTTGATCTTACAGGCGGAGTGCCTAATGTTCAAACTTCTACTGGCGCCTATGTAGGTAAGTTTATGTGGGGACCTGCCGATCAAAGAACGTTAGTCGCGAATGAAGAAGAACTAACAGAAACCTTTGGCGCACCAGATAATTCTCACTCAATAGACTATCATGACGCAGCGTTTTTCCTGCGTTATTCAAACGCACTGCAGTTAGTACGTATAGCCGATTCCTCAGCACTGAACGCCGTTTCTACAACAGGACGTCGTACAAGCGCTAAAGGTGATTACGCTGTAGGTAACTACACAGTTCCAACAATTAAGAATCCAACTGCATTCGATGCTTCAGAAACTGGACTCGATTCTGATGGTTTCACATTTATTGGTAGGTTTCCGGGCACTTTCGGTAACTCACTACAAGTTTCTATATGTCCACCTTCAACTGGTGATTCAGCGTTTGACGGTTGGACTTACAAAGCTCAGTTCGATGCTGCTCCAGGTACTGGAGAATTTGCTGCTGAAAACGACGGAACAAACGACGAAGTTCACGTAGTAGTTGTCGATAAGAACGGAGCGTTTACTGGAACAAAGGGTACAGTTCTAGAAACATATCCATTCTTGTCAGTCGCCACTAACGCGGTTGATCTTGCTGATGGATCTAACCTGTTCGTGAAAGATGTGATTAACAACAGATCACAGTACATTCACATGGTCGGCTTTGATTCAGACTTTACGAATCTCGGTAACGCCGGTACGGCAATCACGCCAGGAACAAGTAAAGATTTTCTTGGTTCTGCTGTATCTCTATCATCTGTACAAGACTTTAACTTTGACTCTGGAGCAAACTCAGGTACACTCTCTGCTAGCCAGTACTTACTTGCGTTTGATCTTTTAGAGGACAAAGACGTGGTTGAGGTTGACTTCCTGATCGCACCAGGTATGTCATCTCGTGCAGAACAAACAGCTACAACAAATGATCTGATCGCGATTGCAAAATCACGTAAAGATTGTGTTGTTGTAACAGGACCAGCACGCACAGACGTTGTAAATGTAACAAGTGAAGCTACAGCTACAACAAACATCACGACTACAGCAGCTACTTTAACTAGATCAAGTTACGCAATCGTAGCAGGTAACTACTTAAAAGTCTATGATAAGTACAACGATAAGTTCATCCAGATTCCAGCTGCTTCTTCAATCGCTGGTTTGATGGCTGAAACAGATCGTGTCGCTGCACCTTGGTTCTCACCAGCTGGCACACGTCGTGGTTTATTACTCGGTGTGACATCCGTAGATTATAATCCAAACAAGACTCGTAGGGATACGCTTTACAAAGCCGGTGTCAATCCGGTCGTAAACATTCCTGGTCAAGGGATTATACTATTCGGTGATAAGACACACCAATCAAGACCATCCGCGTTCGATCGTATTAACGTACGTCGATTGTTCTTAACACTTGAGCGGGCCATTGAACGGGCTGCCAAGAACGTACTCTTTGAATTCAACGATGAGTTTACAAGAGCTGAGTTCGTCAATATTGTCGAGCCAGTATTGCGTGATGTTAAAGGACGGCGTGGTATTACAGACTTCCGGATTGTTGCTGATGAAACAGTAAACACTCCAGCGGTTGTTGATCGTAATGAGTTCATCGCTAATATCTTTATTAAGCCGGCTCGTTCGATTAACTTCGTAACACTAAACTTTGTCGCAGTTCGTACCGGTATTTCCTTCGAGGAAGTAACCGGACAGGCATTCTAAGGAGGGATAACTTATGGCACTTGGTAGTGTAGACGAATTTAAGTCAAGACTCACTGGCGGTGGTGCTCGCGGTAATCTCTTCCAGGTTACCTTGAACAACCCACGTGGTGGTTTAGGGGTCGCACTCGATGTTGACTTTGCATCTTTCATGTGTGAGGCGGCTCAGCTGCCCGCATCAACCGTAGGAACAATTGAGATTCCATTCCGCGGTCGTAGATTGAAAGTAGCAGGCGATCGAGTATTCGATCCATGGACTGTAACAGTGATTAACGACACAGGGTTTAAGATCAGAAACGAAATGGAAAGATGGATGAACGCAATTGCTAACCACGCGGATGCTGGTGGTGTGCAGAATCCAGAACTCTACTTTGCTGATCTTCAGGTACAGCAGTTTGATCGTGACGAAACAGTCATTAAGACAGTCACAATCAAGGATGCTTGGCCATCATCTTTATCTGCAATCGAACTCAGCTATGCTGACGACCAGATTGAAAGATTCCAGATCGAATGGCAGTATCAGTACTGGACCAGTAACACCACTGATCAGTAATAATATATAAAGGGAGAGCGGTACTCCGCTCTCCTCTTATTATAAGGAATTTACATGGCAGAACAAGACGGCTTTAAATTATTTGGATTTGAGATTAAGAGAGCTTCCGCTGAGAATCCAGCCAAGGCTCCTTCAATCGTTCCAGCCCGAGATGAGGATGGTGCAGGTTACGTAACCGCGTCAGGCTCTCATTATGGCCAATATATCAATCAAGATGGCGCGGATGCTAAAGATAATCACGCATTGATTATGAAGTACCGCGGCACTGCAATGCATCCAGAAGTTGACGCAGCTGTAGAAGACATTACTAATGAAGCGATTATTGGTGGTGAGGATCCAGTTAACATCAACATGGATAATCTACAGGTTTCTGACACCATCAAGAACTCAATTAAAACAGAGTTTGATGGTATACTACGAATGATGGATTTTACAGAGTTAGGGCACGACATCTTTAGAAGATGGTACGTTGATGGTAGAATATACCACCACCTTGTTGTAAATGAAAGTAACCTCAAGCAAGGTATTATTGACATTCGTCCGATCGATGCGGCTCGTATTCGTAAAGTAAAACAAGTTAAGAAAAAGAAAGATGTAAAAACCGGTGCACCATTGGTTAAGAAGGTAGACGAATATTTCATCTATCAAGAAAAACCAGGTTATCAATCGGCCGGTGTTAAACTTACTCTTGATTCAGTGTCGTACTGCACCTCTGGTCTGATGGACGAGAAGCGTGCAAAAGTGCTATCATACTTACACAAAGCTTTAAAACCTTTGAATCAGTTAAGAATGATGGAAGATTCGTTGGTTATCTATCGTTTAGCGCGCGCTCCAGAACGTAGGATCTTCTACGTCGACGTGGGTAACCTTCCCCGAGGTAAAGCCGAGCAATACATGAAAGACATCATGACTCGGTATCGTAATAAACTCGTATATGATGCACAAACTGGTGAGATCAAAGATGATCGTAAACACCAGTCGTTATTAGAAGATTTTTGGATGCCACGTCGTGAGGGTGGTAGAGGTACAGAGATCTCTACACTACCTGGTGGTGAAAACCTTGGTCAGATTGAAGATATATTTTACTTTCAAAAGAAATTATATCGTTCACTGAATGTACCAATCAACCGGCTAGAACAGGATAGTCCATCGTTTGCTATCGGTCGTACTACTGAGATTAACAGAGACGAGTTAAAGTTCCAGAAGTTTATCGATCGTTTACGTACTCGTTTTGGTGGATTGTTCTTAGATATTTTAAAGAAACAATTGGTTCTAAAAGGAATCATGACCGAAGACGATTGGTCAAACATGAAGAATGATCTGATCGTGGAATTTGCAAGAGATAATTATTTTGCAGAATTAAAAGAAACAGAGATATTGAGAGAAAGACTACAGACTCTCGATCAAGTTAGTAACTACATTGGTACGTACTTCTCACAAGAATGGGTACAAAAGAACGTATTACAATTTTCTGATGATGACATCAAAAATATGAATCTGCCACAAGATGGTGGCCAACAAGGAGATGAAGAATGAGTGAAGTAGACGCAGCAGTACAAGAGCCAGAAGTAGAAGTGAATCCACTAGCAGACCTGGTTGATGCAGCACTTGCTAAGGATTATAATAAAGCGAACGAAATCTTTGGTCAAGCTATCTCAGTAAAACTAGATGATGTGATGGACCAGGAGCGGATTCGTCTTGCAAATTCAATCTACAACGCTTCCGAGGAGGACGATGAAGATGAAATCGAAGATGAGGACATGGAAGATTCTGAAGACTTATCTGATGACGATGTGGATGTGGAAGATTCTGATGATGAAGGGGACGATGACGATAGCGAAGATGATGGTGTGGTCGATGAAGAAGACGCTGAAGAATCCGTTTAAGTAGAAAATTGAAATCATATAAATAATATTACACTAAAGAAAGGCGAGTGGAAATCATGAAACTTATTTCAGAATTTAATGATATAGGCTTCGAAGTTATTACCGAAGAAAAAAACGGTAAAAAGAAGTATATCATTGAAGGCGTATTTGCACAAGCCGAAATGAAAAACAGAAACGGCCGGATATATCCAAAGCCGATCATGGAAAAAGCTATCGATATGTATAACGAAAAGCAGGTTTCCAAGGGTCGTGCTGTCGGTGAGTTAAATCACCCTGAAGGACCGACCGTTAATTTAGACAAAGTTTCTCATAAGATCGAATCCCTTGAGTTTAAGGGTAACGATGTTATGGGCAAGGCCACAGTTTTGGATACTCCAATGGGACGAATCGTAGAAGGTCTTCTCGAAGGTGGTGTTCAACTGGGCGTTTCGACTCGTGGTATGGGAAGTTTGATGCAACAAAATAACGCGATGGTCGTCAAAGACGATTTTATTCTTAACGCTATCGATGTAGTGCAAGATCCATCAGCACCGTCTGCATTTGTAAATGGGATTATGGAAGGTGTGGACTGGGTTTGGAATAACGGTATTTTGGAAGCTCAAGCAATTGAAAAAATGGAGACTGAAATTAAAAAAGCTCCACGTGCTGATCTCTATGAGGTACAGGTTCGTGAGTTCAAAAATTTCCTCTCGTTGTTAAAAAATTAAAAGTAGGGAGTCAATTAAATGACTGATCAAGAGAATCAAGATCAAGAAATTGAACTCCAAGATGACGAGACTATCTTGGAGATGGATGATCACGAAGCTAAATCCGTTGCTAGTGCTGATAAAGCCGCCGATGCTAGTGGTTCTGCGCCAAAGCGTAGTACTGCAGGTGGTGCCGCAGATGCTAGTAAACAGGATCCAATGCCAAAAACTAAGTCTGCATTAATGGCTGCGATGCATGGTATGATGATGAAGAAGGATAAGAAAACTCTTCAAGCCATGTATCACGGTATGAATAAAGAAATGATGCACATGAAGAAAGAAGATTTAGACGTCGAAGAAGATGCACCAATGCACGAAATTGCGTATGAGGCAGACTTCCAAGAAGATCTAAATGCTTTAGTATCCGAAGAAGCTACACTATCAGATGAGTTCAAGGCGAAAGCTGAGACAATCTTTGAAGCTGCGATTAAATCAAAGCTTTCAAAAGAGATTGATCGTCTGGAAGAGAAGTATCAAGAGGAATTGGCAGAAGAAGTCTCAACAACCAAAGCTGATCTAGTAGAAAAGGTAGATTCCTATCTTAACTACGTTGTAGAACAGTGGATGGAAGACAACAAGGTAGCAGTCCAGAATGGTCTGCGCACAGAGATCGCTGAGAAATTCATGAACAACCTGAAGGATCTGTTCACTGAATCTTACATCGACGTACCAGAGTCTAAAGTCGACCTAGTTGACGAACTTGCCGCTGAAGTTGATGAGCTCGAAGAGCAACTCAATACTTCAACCGGTAAGCTCATTGAAATGTCTGGTGAGCTAGAAGAATTTAAGCGTAACGAAGTAATTCGTGAAGCTACAAAGGAAATGGCTCAGACAGAAATCGAGAAGTTAAAATCCCTCGTAAAAGATATTGACTACAGCGATGACTTCGCTGAAAAAGTTAATACTGTGAAGGAATCTTACTTCAAGAAACCGGCAACAGCTGAAGGTATTGAAGAAGAAGTAGAAGACGATGATTCAATCGTTGAAACTTCAGACGCAATGGCTCAGTACATGGCTGCCATTAATAAGCAAATCAAATCCTAAGGGAGATTATCAGAAATGCATAACGTAATTTCATACGATAAGCTCGTTGAGAAGTGGGCACCGGTACTTGAGTCAGAAGCTGCCGGCACCATTCAAGACGCGCACCGGAAGGCAGTTACTGCTGCTGTTCTGGAAAACCAAGAGCATGCCCTCAAAGAAGAAGGCATGTTGCAAGAAACAACTGTAACTGCTAACTCAGCTAACTGGAACCCAGTTCTGATCGCACTCGTACGTCGTGCAATGCCTAACCTCGTTGCTTACGACATCTGCGGCGTTCAGCCAATGACTGGTCCAACAGGTCTGATCTTCGCAATGAAGTCAACCTTCCAGAAGACAAAAGCTGGTGTATCAAACGGCGACGAAGCTCTGTTCAACGAAGCTCCAGTCGGTTACTCAGGTGACTCATCAACATCCGGTAACGGATCGCTTGGTCCATCTGGTTTGGCTGGTACTCTTGATGGAGACGGTGACTCAACAATCATTGACTCCGAATCAACTCACGTACCGTTCGTAGGCGATACATACACAGCTGCTGAAGCTGAAGTATTGGGTGGAACAAGCCAAGAAGAACTGGCTCCAATGGGCTTCACCATCGAGAAAGCTACTGTGACAGCACGTTCACGTGCGTTACGCGCTAACTATACTCTCGAACTGGCACAAGACTTGAAAGCAATCCACGGTTTGGATGCAGAAACTGAGTTGGCTAACATTCTGTCAACTGAGATCCTGTCTGAAATCAACCGTGAAGTTGTACGTACGGTCAACCGCCAAGCAAAGATTGGTTCACGTCAAACTTCAAACCAAACACTCGGTATCTTCGATCTGGCAACAGACGCAGACGGCCGGTGGTCAGTTGAGAAGTACAAAGGTCTGATCATGCAGATCGAGCGTGAAGCAAACACAATCGCTAAAGAAACACGTCGCGGTAAAGGTAACTTTATCCTGTGTTCTTCAGACGTTGCTGCAGCCCTGAACGCGGCTGGCATGTTGGATTATACTCCAGCGTTGTCAAGCAACCTGAACGTAGACGATACCGGTAACACATTTGCTGGTACTCTGAACGGTCGGATCCGTGTCTACATCGATCCTTACTCATCACGTGATTACATCAACGTGGGTTATAAGGGTACAAACCCATACGATGCAGGATTGTTCTACTGCCCATACGTTCCTTTGACAATGGTCAAGGCAGTGGGCGAGGAAGACTTCCAGCCTCGGATCGGCTTCAAGACTCGTTACGGCATGGTATCGAACCCATTTGTTGGTGATACTCCTGCTAACGGTCTGGCCTCTGATCGTACTAACCAGTACTATCGTATCTCAGCTGTTAACAACATCCTGTCATAGAACAGAAAAGCTGAACATTCTAACTGGGCTCCCGATTCGTCGGGAGCCTTTTTTCTTGTATAAATAGGGATATGGCTACTTTAACTTCAAACATAAACTACTTGCAACCTACCGGTTACAAGCTTACTATAGATCGGGAAAACTACCCGAACCTAGAGTTTTTTGCTCAAAACGTACAACATCCTGATTTAACACTCGTACCAAGCGAGCTACAGTTTAGAAAAGTCCGAAGCATTCCAATGCCTGGTGGTACTTTAGACTATGGTGAACTCACTGCTAACATTATTCTCGACGAGGATATGAAAGCTTATACCGAGATGCATGATTGGATAAGA